TGGTCGGAAATGATCTTGTTACGGCACTTGGCTCGGTGCAGCGCTCGGATGAGCGCAAGCGCTTCCCGTCTACGGGGGGCATGCAAATCAAACCTCGCGGAGTTCGCTAAATGGCACTCGAAACCGGAAACTACCCGGCCGATCTGGTCGTAACGAACCCTGACGGCGCGGATTCTCGCACGACGGCTGACGATCATCTGCGGCTGCTCAAGAAGACGATCAAGAACGCGTTTGCTGGCTTTGCTGGCGGAGTCGTCGTCACTGGCACGGATGGCGGCTCGGCGAATGCCTACACTGTCACTCCGACGAACGCGCTGCCGTCCTATACCTCTCGCCTTTCGGTCATTTTCTCGCCCACGGCAGCGAATACCGGCGCGGCGACGATCAACGTCTCCGGCCTTGGCGCGAAGGACATCAAGCGCATTGACGGTTCGGCTCTTGTGGCCGGCGACCTTGCGTCCGGCTCGATCTACGCCGCCATCTACAACGGCACTGAGTTCCGGTTGATGGCGCCGACGAAGAACTACATTGACCAGCTTTCCCTCGGCACGGCTTACCCTACGTCGCCCGGCGATGCAGGGAGGTTCCTCCAAAGCACTGGAACGACACTGCAGTGGGCTTTTGCTGGCATCAATGGATACGCGGCAAAGAACAGTTCTTACACGCTGGCCGCGACCGACAAGGAAAAGCTAATCGATTGCACCGGGACCTTCACGCTTTCCTTTACCGCAGCAGCAACCCTCGGCAGTTCATGGGCGACCTATATCCGCAACGGCGGCACCGGCGACATAACCTTCGACCCGAACGGCTCCGAGACAATCGACGGGATGACAAGTTTCGTGATGTACCCCGGCGAGGCGCGCATTGTTTTCTGTGACGGCACGAGTTTCTATTCCGTCGTTCTGACTCCCTTCCTCAAAACATTCACTTCCTCGGGGACGTTCACTAAGCCGCCGGGATATGGCGCATTTCGAGGGCTGGCATGGAGCGGCGGGGCATCAGGCCAGCGCAGCGGAGGCTCATCGCTGGCCGTTGGTGGTGGCGGGGGGGGGTGTGGCGAGTTTTTCTTCCTTACTTCCGGGCTGTCTGCAACCGAGACTGTGACGATTGGCGCCGGCGGCGCAGCGGTCACAACTGCTGCTGCCGGGAACGTCGGCGGAAACACAAGTCTGGGAACCCGCTTCACGGTATATGCAAACACAACGGCCGCAGGAGGCGGCGCCATCGGCGTCGGGGCTGCGATGGTTGGCAGCAATGTTAAAGGTTTTGAAGGTGGGCAGGACAACACCACGGCGCAAAACGCAGTGTGGGGTGGCGGAAGTGCGTCCACCAATGTATCAACCGACTCTGGCGGCAGCATCTATGGCGGTGGCGCCGGTGGTGGGGTGGATGGCGCCGGAACAATTCGATCTGCTGGCACTAGCAAGGTTGGCGGCAGTGGCGGGGCTGCTGGTAATAGCACGAATGGCGCAGATGGCACTGCGCCAGGGGGCGGGGGCGGCGCAACTCGGACCGGGACGGCATCTGGGGCGGGCGCACGCGGCGAACTTCGTATTTGGGGGATTTGCTGATGAGAGCGGCGGTCATTGAGGGCGGCAAGGTCGCCAACATTATCGAAGTGGATTCGCTTGATTTCCTGCCCAACCTCGTCAACGGGGACGGCGCACGGATCGGAGACTTGTGGGACGGCGCTGTATTTACGCCTGGCGCGGAAGACCAGGCTGTAAAGCGTGCGGCAATCCTCGCGCAGATCGACAAGCTTGAGCGCGACAGCATGCTCAATCGCGGATCGCGAGAACTGGAGCTCCGCCTTATGGAGAAAGAGGCGGCCGAGCTGGCGGCTTCGATGAGTACGCCGGAAAACGTCGTGACTTTGGAGCAGGTTCTGGCCGGGGTGCCGTACTACGCCAAGGTTAAGGCCTTGGATGATCAAATTGCCGAGCTCCGGGGGCAGCTGTGATTTGGCTGATTGCTCCGGTTGTGGCGCTTTACGTGCTCTGGGTCTATTACCTCGCGGTGATGAACCTGAAGCGCGCAAACGATGCGCAGAAGCTGCAAGGCGCGATCAAGGCCTTCGCGTGGCTGGTGCTGGCCCCCGGTTATCTGCTTGATGCGCTCGTCAACTTCGTCATCGTCCCATTCATCCTTTTTGACATTCCTCGCGGCTGGCTTGTTACCGGCACGCTGAGCTATCACGTCAAGAACTCGACCGGCTATCGCTATCACGTTGCCCGTTGGTTCTGCTCCACGCTTCTTGACCGCTTCGATCCGAGCGGCTGCCACTGCAAATAAACCATGCCAATCGTCAAAGTAGAGAACGCCGGTCAATACGGCGTGATTCGTGACGCCTTTGCGCATGAATTGCCGATGGGCGCATGGTCTGACGGGCGCAATGTGCGCTTTGGCGATGGCTTCGTGGAGCGCATGAAGGGGCACCAGGTCATTTACGACCCGCCGAGCGTTGAGCCGTACTTCCTGCAGCCGTACAGCGATGGTGCATCTCGCCGCTGGCTCTATGCAGGCGCACAAAAGATTTACAGCGTCTCGGGCAACACGCACACGAACATCACGCGGCAGACGGCCGGCAATGATGTGAATTACACCGCGACGGCTGAGAACGTCTGGTCGGGCTGTGTCCTGGGTGGCGTGGCGATTCTCAATAACGGTACGGACGTACCTCAACAGTGGGGTGGCTCGGGCAAGGCTGCCGATCTGTCCAACTGGCCGACCGCGTCCACGACCCGTTGCAAGTCGCTGCGCTCGTTCCGGTATTCGCTGATCGCGATGAACATCACCGAAGGCGGCACGAACTACCCGCACATGGTCTGGTGGTCGCACCCGGCAGATCCTGGCTCGGTGCCGTCCTCGTGGTCGCTGACTGACGCGACGAAGGATTCAGGTAGGAATAACCTGACAGCGACGCCGGATCGCCTGATAGACGGCGCGACGCTGGCCGATAACTTCTACTGCTACAAGGAGTCGTCCATCTACCGGATGAGCTATATCGGCGCTCCGGACATTTACCGATTCTCTGACCCGCTTTCAACGCAGGCCGGCGCGCTGGCACTGAACTGCATTGCGCCGTTCCCGGGCGGGCATCTGGTGCTGGGGCAGGGCGATATTTTCGTGTTCAACGGCGCCCAGGTGCAGAGCATCATCAGCGCCCGCATGCGCCGTTGGTTGCAGTCGAACATGGACGGGCAGTATTACCAGCGCTCGTTTGCTGCCTCCCATCCGACGAAATCGGAGATTTGGGTGTGCATCCCGGTTACCGGCTCGGACATCCCGAACATGGCGCTGGTCTGGAACTGGGAAAGCAACACTTGGACGTTCCGCGAGCTTCCCGGCATCCGCCACGCTGCCTCGGGTGTGATCGACGCGACGGCCGGCGAGTCGTTCGACACCGATTCCGGCACGTTCGAGGAAGACGCCGACGCCTTCAATTACACCGACTACACCCAAGCCGCCCAGCGCATGGTGATGGCCGACGACTCGACCAAGCTGTACCTCGTTGACTCTACCAAGCAGTTCGACGGCGCGGATTACAGCGCCTATGTCGTGCGCGAGGGCATGGACTTGGGCGACTCGACCCGGATCAAGCTCGTCAAGTCCATCCGTCCGCGCATCGAGGGCAGCGGCACCGTCTACGTGACCGTCGGCGGCACCAATGACCTCGCGGCCGGCACAACCTGGGGCGCTCCGCAACCGTTCGTGATCGGCTCAACCTACAAGATTGACACCCTGCAGGCATGGCGCTACGTGGCGATCAAGTTTGAGACGACGCAGCGGGCGACGTGGCGGCTTAAGAGCTTTGATGTCGAATTCGAAGATTCGGGTGGCTGGTGATGGCTTACGAACCTGGAAACGTACCTGACGACCCGGCCGCGCTGCCGGGTTTTTTACGTGAGGAGCTGGCGAAGCTGCAACGCAACGACTACGCGCCGCAGAACGTCTTCCGGCTGAACCCGCTTGCCGCGCCTCCCACAAAGCCGCGCAAGGGCGATCACTACTACGCAGATGGAACGAACTGGAATCCCGGATCTGGCGAAGGGACTTACAGGTTCAACGGTACGACTTACGTATTACTCGGATAAGGAAAAAGCATGGCGACCAACTACGGATACGATCCGCAAGAGCTAATGCGTCTGTACAACGCGCAAGGAGGCGCTTCAAGGGTTGACCCTGAAATAGCAGCCAAACAGACGTTCGGGCAAATGCGCGACCTTGGTAACGGCTATTGGGGCATTGGAGACCAGTTCGGCGGCGTGACTATCGCCGGGTTGAATAACGAGGTAGGAAGCAAGGTTTATACGTGGTCTCCCGATGGAAAAGGCGGCTATACGCCGTTTGAGAGCACAGTCGAAGCCCCATCCAAGCTAGGAAATCTCCTCGCAAAGGTCACTCCTGCGGTTGTGGGCGGCATGTTCGCTGGCGCTGCTGGCTTCGGGCCGTTTTCGCCGACTTCTAGTCTTGGTGCTGGCGCAGGAACGTCAGCCAGCTACCTCGGCGCCGCTGACGCCGCGGGGGGGCTGATGCCCGAGTTTGGGTCTATCAGCGCATACGACGCTGCCTCGGCCGGTTCCCCGGCGCTCACATCTGGCGCTTCTTCGCTGGCCAGCACTGCCGCTTCTGGCGCGGGTGAGGTTGCTTCGAGTGTGGCAGCGGATCAACTCCCCAACGAAATGGCAAAGCTTTTGGCGCAAAACGCTGCGCCTGCAGGCACTTTGATGAATACGGCATTGCCCACAGTGGCGACAGGAGGCGGTGTGTTGAGCGGACTTATGGATGCGGCTGGTAGCGTATTAGGTAGCAAAGCAGGTTCGGCCGTGGTGGGCGGCCTCTTGAGCGGGTTGGCGGGCGCGAATGCCCCGAAAAGCACGACGGCAACCAGCACGACTCAGCTTGACCCGAGAATGGCCGAGATCCTTTACGGCTCGAATGGCAATAATGGCTTCCTGTCCAAGATCGTCGCGAACTCAAACGCGCCGCAGAATGCTGGGATGCAGGCTTTCGGGCAGGGCATGGATGCCTACCTGAAGGACTACGGTCGCGGCGAGTTCGACAACAACATGCGCGGGGCTGCGGCGCTGCGCGATATGCGGTTCGATGCCCCGCAGGCGCAAGCCGCACAGGTGCAGGCTCCCTCGCAGAACAATCTGAACCTGTCTCCTGCCTACCAGGACATGATCTATGGTCAGGCTGGGAGCAACCCTCATCTGACCGGCGCGATCCAGAAGGGCATCAACCAGTCCAACTATGCGTTTGGCAATTACATGTCCGACGCGACCAAGGCGACGCAAGACCTGCTCGGCAACATCCGTGGCGGTGCTGTGCTAAATAACACGATGGGTTCCAGCCGCCAGGGCATCGCGGAAGGCCGCGCTATTGGCGACCTGACGCAGAACCTCGGTCGCGCAGCTACGCAGTTCGGCATGAACAACACCGATGCGGCAGTTGCTGCTCAGGCTGGCGCCTACGATGCAGACCGCAACCGTCAACTTGCTGCAATGCAGGGGCTGAACCAGAGTCAGTACGGCGTCGCGCAGCAGAACGCCCAAATGGCGCAGCAGGCCAACCTCGCAAACGCTCAAATGAAGCTGGCGACCAACCAGCAGAACGCGAACAACCTGCAGGCTGGCATCGGTATGTCGTCCGGTCTGCTCGGTCAGGCTGTCGGTTACGGCCAGAACCAAGACCAGTATCAGAGCCAGAAGCTCGGCCAGACTGCTGGCCTGCTCGCTCCGTTCACCGGCTTGGGCGCGACCCAGACCCAAACGCAGCCGCTGTACCAGAACACGCTCGGCAACATCGCAGGCGGCGCAATGGCTGGCCTCGGCATCTACAACATGTTCAACAAGTAAGGGCAGATCATGGCTGGACTACTTTCCGCGTTTGAAGATCCGCAAACCGCCGGCCTGCTGTCGGCGGCTGCAATGATGCTGCAGGCCTCGGGGCCGTCGCGCACGCCTACATCCTTCGGGCAGATCGCCGGGACGGGGCTGCTGGCGGGTATGCAGGGTATGCACATGGCGCAAGACCGCCAGCGAGAAGGAAAAATGTACGACATGAAGCTCAAGTCGCTGGAAGACGAAATGACGGACAAGCAGAAAGTCCGCGACTTCTACAGCAACATTGGGCAGTTCATGCCGTCGCAGGCTTCGCAAGCGCTTGCCCTGGGCGCACAGACCGGCTCTGTCGGCCCGACCGTCGAGAATGCGGCGCTGATTGACCAGATGCCGAAGAACGCGTTCAATGCCAACGCCATGTATGAGGCGATGGTGCGCTCTGGTTCTCCGACTCTCGCGGCTGCCGGCTTGTCCGGCCTGAGCAAGGAGGATGAGTCGATTGTCGTCGGCGAGGGCGGATCGTTGGTCAACAAACGCACCGGCCAAGCGCTCTACAGCAATCCGAAGCAGGAAAAGCCACTCGAGCTCGAGCGGATGCTGGACGCGGCCGGGATCAAAGATCCGCTGATGCGCTCGCGGTTCTTCCAGCAGGCAATCACCAAGCAGACGACGCACGCACCGGCAACGCAGGTAAATGTGGACGCTCGCAACCTCAGCACGCAGGAAACTGAGCAATCGAAGGTGTACGGCAAGGCGGTGGGCGAGATTCGCGCCAATATTGCGAACGCGGCGTTCAATGCGCCATCGACGATGGCAAAGCTGAACCGCATCGAGGAACTGCTGCAAGGCGTGGAGGGCGGCGGCGCGGCCGCAACTGGTCTGCAAATTGCCGCTACTGCAAACTCCCTGGGCCTCAAGCTTGATCCGAAGCTTGGCAACAAAGAGGCGGCAGAGGCACTTGCTCGAGAACTGGCGGGCAGCCTGCGCCAGCCGGGGCAGGGTCCGATGACCGACAAGGACTTCGAGAACTTCCTAACTCAGGTCCCGAGTCTGTCCAAGACCGCAGAAGGCCGCCGGCAGATCATCGCGACCTCCCGCGCCAAGTTGGCCCGCGACATTGAGATTGGAAAGTTGGCTCGAGAATACGCCAAGAGGAATAAGGGTGTCATTGACGACGGCTTCATGGATGTCGTGTCGGACTATGTGGCGCAGAATCCTGTCGTCATGCGCCAGTCCACCTCCGGTCGCAACAACATGTTCCCCGATATGTCCGCAATCGAAGCAGAACTGGCTCGCCGTGGAGGCCGCTAATGGATCTCTCTAAGCTGTCTACGCCTGACCTAGAGGCCCTGCGCGACGGTGATCTATCCCGCGTGTCCACGGAAGGCCTGATGTTCCTGAAGCAGGCGGCGACGCCGGCTCCGGTCGAGCCGAAAGGTCCGTCTATGCTCGATCGAGTCGGCCGGCAGGTTGCGCTTACTGCCCGCCACGGCCTAGAGGGTGTCGGACAACTGCTCGATCTTGGCGGGGCGCCGATTGCCGCCACGCTCAACGCCATGACCTCTCCCGGCAAGTTCGATGCACCTAGCTCGAGCATGAGGAAGGTGGCGGATTACATCGGCCTACCCACCCCCGGCAATGACAAAGAGCGGATTGCTGGCGAAGCGACCAAGCTTATGGCTGGAACGGCTGGCAGCCTCGGGCTGGCGAATCAACTCGGCAAATTGCCCGGTGCTGTCGGCGAAGTTGGGAAGTCGCTTGCGTCCCAGCCGACAAGTCAGCTTGCGGCCGGGGCTGGCGCTGGTACTGCTGGGCAGTACGCAAGAGAAACTGAGCAAAGCCCGTTGTGGCAACTTGCCGCAAGCTTCGGGGGCAGCATGGCGGGCGGCGCTTTGCCTGTCGCTGGCGCATCGGCGGCAAACAAGCTGACGTCCATGATGCCGGCTGCAAAGCAGCAGATCGACGTGCGCCTAACGAGCATCCTCGGGGAGTCCGGCGTTGATTTTAAGTCCCTCCCGAACCCAGTTAAGCAAAGCCTGCGCGAGCAAGTAACCAAGGCGATGAACACTGGCGGGGACTTGAATCCCGACGCAGTGCGCCGTCTTGCTGACTTCACCGCTGTTGGTGCAACACCGACGAAGGGAATGCTGACGCTCGATCCCGTGCAGGTGACGCGGGAGCAAAATTTAGCCAAGATTGCCGCGAATATGCAGGACGATGAGTTGCGCGGTCTGCCGCTGCTGCAAAACAGCAACAACAAGGCGCTGATTAACTTCGCGAACAAGACGGCTGGCGGTAACGCTGACTTATACGCTGCCGGGGAACGAGCGGTTGGCGCAATCAACGCTCGAGATGCGGCGGCAAAGGCGGTTGAAAACCGGCTTTACAAGCAGGCGCAAGAGTCAGCCGGCCGTAACGTGGAATTGTCTCGCTCTGATTTCACTACAAAGGCATTTGAAAACCTGGCGAGGTCAAACAAAGGGGCGTTTCTGCCGGATACGGTCGAAAGGATGCTCAATGACATCTCTGTAGGGAAAACGACGAAGCTCGGCAAAGAGTTCGACGTGCCATTTGACGTTGACGCCATTGATAACCTCAAGACCATTCTCGCCCAGGAATCGCGTTCGACCTCAAACGGGAACGTAAAGGCTGCGATCAAGGCTGTCAGGGATGCACTCGAGGCGACTCAGGTTCAACCAGTAAAGCGCCAGTTCGGCGGCAATCAGGTGGTAACAGAGGCCGGCGCCCGCTTCCTGGCAGATCAGGATGCAATGCCTGAGAACGCGCTAAAAGCTTTTGACAAGGCTCGGCAGTTTGCTCGAGCACGTCGTTCGTGGCAAGAAAGCACGCCGGGGGTGAACGCGGCAATCGATGGTGCCGAACCGGATAAATTCATTGAGCAGTTTGTGCTCAAGGGGCCGGTAAGCACTGCGGAGGGTGTTTTGCGGGAGCTGCGCCGGAGTCCGGAGGCGCTCGAGCTCACCAAGCAAGCCATTGTCAATCACCTGAAAGACAAGGCGATTGGCGGCGCAAAGGATGAGGTGGGCAAGTTCAGCCAAAGCGCCTACAACAAGGCGCTCAGCGCGATTGGGGACAGGAAGCTGTCCATGATCTTTGATTCGCAGGAGTTGGCCGGACTTCAAGCGTTGGGCAGGGCTGCAAGCTATATGCAGGTACAGCCCGTTGGTTCTGCTGTAAATAACAGCAATTCCGGCGCTTTGGTGCTTGGACGGGCTGGTGATGCGCTCGAGGGGCTGTTTAAAGCGGTGCCGTTTGGCGAGGGATTGGCAAACTTGACGAAGGGAGCGCGACTGGCAGTTTCAACGCGCCAGGTCAAAGACATTCCCGCTGGTTTGTTGATGCCTCAGCCGGAAGTGCCGCTTTACTCGCGAGGTTTGCTGCCGGCGGCCGTGTTCAGCGGCGGGCTACTTTCGGCGCCAATATCCGATTAAGCCAATGACGATGAACCCTGCAAGCCAGCCAAGAAATATCGGGTCCATTCCGAAGATTGTGGATTCCATAAGTCTCCCCTAGATCCGCCAATTATACACACCCCGCAAACCCGCCAATCCGGCGGGTTTTTTATTGACCTCAAAAGAAAGCCATGAAGATGAAAGAAGAACTGACCGCAGCAGCGGCGAAGGTCGCACCTCCTGTTGCCGTGACTGGCGCAAACATGTTCTTTGGGTTCACGCTGAATGAATGGGTTGCGATTGCCACGCTCGGGTATATCGCGCTTCAGGCTTTCGTCTTGATCCGGAAAGAGTTTAGGGAGAAGCGGAAATGAACCTCGATCTGCTTGAACAGGAGTTGACCCGCGACGAGGGCAAGAAGGCCAAGCCCTACAAATGTACGGCGGGCAAAACGACGATCGGCATTGGCCGCAACCTTGACGATGTTGGTCTTTCGGATGAGGAGATCAGGCTCCTCTTTAAGAACGACATTGCCAGGGTATGCGCCGATTTAGACCGTGAAATTCCGTGGTGGCGCAGCTTGTCGGAGGCCCGGCAACGGGTGATGGCAAACATGTGCTTCAACCTGGGCATCGGCGGCCTGCTGACTTTCAAAAATACGCTCGCCAGGATCAAGGCGGGCGACTTCCTCAACGCTGCCGCTGGCATGCGCGCCTCTCTGTGGGCAAAGCAGGTCGGCGCACGCGCAGAACGACTCGCAAAGATGATGGAGGCAGGATGAATCCCCTAATCCTTGGTTCAGTGCTCGAAATCGGCAAGAACCTGCTCGACCGCTGGATTCCTGACCCGGAAAAGAAGCGTGAAGCGGAGATGGAAATGATCCGCATGGCTGCAGACGGCGAGCTCAAGCAAGTTATCGCGCAGCTGGAAATCAACGCCCGCGAGGCCTCGCACCCATCTGTCTTCGTGGCTGGCTGGCGGCCGTTCTTCGGCTGGGCGGGTGGTGCCGGGTTCATCTACGCGACCATGCTGCAGCCGCTCCTGTCCTGGGTGGCGAGTATCAAGGGCTGGCCGGCACCGCCGACGCTCAACATTGATCTGCTGTGGGTGGTCATTACCGGCATGCTCGGCATCGGTGGTCTGCGGAGCTTCGAGAAGGTGAAGAACGTAGCGGCCAAATAAGGGCGAACTCTAAAACTTCACCCCCGCCGGCCGCCACTGCTCGACCTCCGAATGGTGGACGGATCGCCCGTCGCGCAGATAGAAGCGAAACACGTTCGCGCTCCAGGTCGCCCCGTATTCCTTGCCGTCAACAGTGATGATGCAGAGTTCTTCGTTCTGCAGACGGTGCAGGGCGCTCTCTGGCGGCGGACGGTCGAACATCAAAACATCCTCTGGCTGAGGTCGTCCACCATCGCTTGATCTCCCTTATCCGCTGCGTACTGGAGGAACTGACGAGCGATGGCGCACAGCTCGCGGACGGACCGGGGATCAGCAACTCCAGCATAGACCTTTTGCCATCCCGGCATATCCTCTTCGCACTCTTCCATTGCCTGAGCGCAGGCGTTCTCGATGACTTGTAGGCTGTTCATCACGGTATTCTATCCTCGCGCATCATAAACAGCGCATTAAGCAAGATAGTGCGCGGTCTATGGTGCGTTGCCTTGCTGCTGGCGGGCGGCGTCGATGGCTTCGTCCAGTTTCTTGCCATGCCAATACATAGCAATTCCCGGCTCCGTTTTCTGCGTGACCTCGAAATTCCCGATATGCAGGGAGCCATTCAGATGGAAGCCATTGTGGTTCGAGTCGCCTCGCAGCACGCGATACCTCTCCGCATCCTTCCGCGCCTCCTCCAGCTCTGCCCGGAGGGTTTCGAGGGCTGTGGCGGCTTCGTGGACCATTGCATGCAGGTGGGGGTCGCCTGTCGGGCGTGTCCGCAGTCGCTTTACCAGTTCGTCAATGTCCATGTATCTCATCCTTCAGGGTGTGGCGTGGTGTTCGCAGCATCAAAGAAATCGCGGAGTATGTCCATCGATGACTTGTGGTTTTCATCGTTGAGCATGGAAAGGTAGCGCCCTCGATTCCAAGGTTTGTAATAGCCGCGCCCGGCCGTCTCATCCCAAAGCTTCCGCATGTCGTATAGCTGGGATTCCTGGCGCTCTTTGTTGTCCTGAATGAATCCATGATTGAGGCAGCAAGCCATACTTATCAATAGCGCCTGATCGGGTTCGTCCGGCGGCTGCGCCTTCAGCAACTCTGCATTAAGCCGCGCAACCTCAGCGGCCAGAAGCGCAATCTGATCATCCTTTGCCTTGTCGGATGGCGTTGCTGCGAGTTTGTCTGTCATCGTTACTCCCTATCGAGTCGGAAAGTCTTCACGTTCGCCACGCTTCCACGCATCCACGGCTTCCATCCACTTGCCTTCGCAGTCGTTGCAGGTAGCGTTGCCGGGATTGTCCGGGCTTTCGTAGTAGTGCATCTCTTCCAGCGTCAGCGCCTTGCCGCATCCGGTGCAGTTCGGGTTGAAGGTGATTGCTTCGGCAGTCATCCTTCCTCCTGTTGTGCTGCGGGGTGGGCGGGAACCTCGGCGCCGAACTTCGAGGCCACGTAGGCGCGCATGGCGGCGATCAGGGGAGTGGGGCCAATCCCGCGCCAGCACGGGGCATCCCCGGCGTGTCGGATAGGGCGCAGCGGTGTCGTTGCGTGCCAGTTCTCATCATCGGTCTCGCCGTCGAAAGGATAAAAGGCGATCTTTTCGCGCTCGATGATCGGGCCAGCTTGTTCCCAGCGACGGTGAGGCGCGTAGATGCTCATTCTCCAGTCAAGAATGCGAGACTTTACTTGCATTCCTTGGGCCGTGATCCGCCATCCAAGATCGTCATCTTCCGCGCCTTCCGCCTTCGCCACCCAGTAATCCAGCATTGCGCCGGATAGTTCAGATACCTTCATCATCCCTCCTGCTCTACGGTAATAAATTCGCAATGTTTGGTTATCGATGTCGGCGTGATAGTGGTAACCCATTGCCGCCGGACCTTCCGCAGTTCTGGATCTTCGAATGCCCGGGCAATCTTGCCGAATCCACTGGTGGAAGGGTATTCGCCGTTGTAGAACGGCTGAATGCGGTCGATGTAGTACGCTTCGATCTGCTTCAGGTACAGGTCGGGAGCCTCGAACCATGCAAAGGAATCGAACTGCTTGCCGCTTTTCCGGTGCGCCTCCAGGCGATTGTCGAAATCCCGGGATTGCCCGACGTAGACGATTTCGCCCTCGTCGATCAGGAAATAAATAAGGAAGCAGCGGGTGTACGGCCCAAGGTTCGGAGTTTCAAATTTGGTAACAGCCGCATCGGTGATCTGCTGATCGGTGAAATAGAAGCGTCTTGCGTTGGCTTTCAGCCATTCGTCTGGAATGCGGTAGACTTCATCGGTGCAAGGCATTCCGCCGAATTCGGCGTTCGGGTTGCCATAGGCCGTATTCAAGACGGCGGCGGGAACCACATAATCAGACATACAAACCCCCTGTGGAGCCTGTGTAAAAGCAGTGTAAATAGATGCGTTTTTGTGCGTTTACTGCCGCATCGTGTCGCTTCTAACCCATTGAAGGATAAGGAAAATGCGACTTGGAAACTCTATTTACTTGCCTTCACACGGCAGAGTTAAACCCTTATAATACGCCACTATCCAAGCATCCTGTGTAAATCGCAGTGTAAATTTACACGAAAATGGTCGGTTAATTCAGCGGTAGAATGTCCGCCTCACACGCGGAATGTCAGTGGTTCGATCCCACTACCGACCACCAAATACCTTCTCCAGCGCGTCCCTTTGCTTGTCCACCTTGATGTGGCTGTAGCGTTCGCTCATGCGCGTTGTGCTGTGCCCGAGAATCTTGCTGATCGTGTGCAAGTCAATTCCCTGGTGTGCCAGCATAGACGCCGTGGAATGCCGCAGATCGTGGAAATGGACGTGGGGCATCCCCGCTGCCTCCCTGGCTCGCCTGAATCCGCTTTTCAGCCCCTCGAAGTTGATCGGCAGCGGAATGTACTTGAGCCACGGCTTTAGCGGCGGGATCACCGGCACTGAGCGCATTTTCAGCGTTTTTGTGTTCCCCGCTGGGATCGTGATCAGGTCGCCATTGATGTGCGCAGGCTCCAGCTTCAGGATTTCCCCTCGGCGCATGCCGGTATAGATGGCAATCCAGATCGCAGCCCGCACTGACTCGCTTGCCTCGTCCGCAATGGCCTTCACCTGGTCCAGCGTCAAATACACTTCCCGCTGATTATTCTCGGGGAGCCGTTTGATTCGCTCGCCGTAGTTGATCGGGATAATCTTGTCCTCCCAAGCGATGGTAAGCGCCTTTTTCAGCGTCCCAATGCTCCGGTTGAGCGTGGCGGGCTTCAGATGCGATAGGTCGCGCTGCATGGCAATGACCGCATCCCCAGCCTCGGACGCCTTCTTGCCCATCACGTATGGCGCCAACCGGGCCGCATGCTCTTTGGCTGTCTGCGAGCTGCGGAGCTTGTCGGCGTGTTCCATGTAAAGCGCCATGATTTGAGTCAGGGGCGGATCGGCGGTGAACTCGACGCTTTCTAGTTGCTTCCTGAGTTCGATTTCCTTCCTTTCAGCATCCTTCTTTCCTGCGCCCTTTGGCAATATTCGGTGTAGGCGTTGGCCGTCGACGCAAACTTCCGCGTGCCACCGGCCTTCTTTGTCTTTTCGGACAGGCATGATTCCCTCGATTTGATCCAGTTCATAACAGATTGCAGGCTGTAGAGCTTCTTCCGCTCTCCGACCGGGATGAATGGTAATCCCTCCTTGAGCAGGCGCTCAACGTGCCTGATGCTGCAATGGAGGGCTTCCGCCACCTCTTGCTTCGTTATCAAATCCGGCAACACTGCACTCATCATCCACTCCTTCCTTATCCCACCAACCCGCGCAGAGCCTTTGCGATCCTCTTGCGCTCGTCGTAGTCTGCTTTGGCTTCCTGCTCGCCGGACCAGTTATTGTGCGGTGCGTGGCATTCGCGCAGGCACTCGGCGTCGTGGTTCAGCAATTCGGCGGCTCGCTCAATCGTCGCCTGGGTGTTGCCGTCGCCCACGGCCGCCACGCCAAACCGAAACGCTTGCTGGAGTGCCCATTCGGGATTCGCCGTTGCCACGTCAACTAGGGCTTGCATCTGCTGCTTTGTAAGTTCGGTCATTCTTAACTCCGTATGACTAGGCGGCTTCAAACAACGATTTTTGCCGAGCTTCTAGCTCGAGCGCATCCGCGCACGCCGGATTGACCCAAATCACCTCTGTGCGTAGTGCGGTCCCTCGTCCTGCGCTAATCCGCGCCTTCGTTGAATACTGTGGCCAGCCCTTCAGACGATCGTTATAGAGGCTGGACGAATAGCCAGAAAGGACGACAAATCCTTCTAGCTCGAGCAATGCCTCCAAAAGCTGAGCATGGTCGTCGTCGGTCATCTCGTGCCTGTAGTAGCCACGGCCATTTGCCTGGAGTACGCGGGTGCCGAGCATGTACGGTGGGTCAACAAAGTGCAGAGTCGTCGGGCCGTCATGGGCGCGCATGACCTCGATCGCAGGGCGATTTTCAATCAGCACGCCGGAAAGGCGTTGGCCAGCGGCCGCGATTGCCTCGGGATACAGTGCCCAAAGGTGCTGTGCCGTTCCGTATTCCCGTTTCGTGTCGATCCGGAAGCCGGTCGTGCCTTTGGTCGCCCCCGCCGAGCCGAAGCCCATTTGGGCGCGGATTGCCAGTCGCCGCGCCTCTTCGATCGGATCGCCCGAGGGCTCCCATGCTTGGTCAAACTCATTCCGGGCGTATGGCGTCATGATGATGGACTCCACCAGACTAGCTCGAGCTACAGGATCACGGAGCACTTCGAAGAAGTTCACGACTGCGCGATCGAGGTCGTTATAAACCTCGGCATAGCTGCGCTCCTTCTGCAGCAAGACGCCGGCCGCCCCGCCGAACGGCTCCACGTAGCATGTATGCTGCGGGAAAAACTGCATAACCCAAGGCGCAAGCCGGAACTTGCCGCCGTGGTAGCGCAGGACAGGGCGCTTTGTATCCATCACCCCTCCCTCCCACCATCTGCGGCGGCGCTCTTATCCGCCTGGGCGGCGAGCGCTGCGGTCAAAGTAATGATTTCGGATTTTGCCGCGCCAAGTTGCGCGCTTAAATCCGCAATCTGACTCCGCGCGTCTTTAAGTCGGTCTGGCGTGTCCGCGTGCAGGGCGACGCGTTCGCCGCTGAAAACGCGACGAGCGTCATCGGTGCGTCCAAGGATGCTAGGGACAATCTGCCTCACCGACTCAAACAAGGTGCGCAATCCCGCTTCGTGCGGCTGCATGTAGTGCTTACCCAACTTCTCGTAGAACACTTTCAGGAATGGGTCGACGCCATAGCCGACCAGTGCATCCAGTGCGCGCAACTCTGCTTCGTTGAACAGCATGGTGGCGGACACTTCCACTTTGGGACGTTGGACAATCTCAGCCATTACGCTGCCTCCCCTTTCTTATCCTCCCCGCCCTGGCGGGAGAGCGGGGACGGATACGCGCTTCCCGGTTGCCCCGGCTCGTTGCTGCCAGTGCAGGCGTTGCGATGATCGTTAGCCTTCGGGCACCGCTTGTTGCCGCAGGTCGGGCAGAGGATCATGCGTGTTGATGTAAGCAGGAAGAAGCCGTCGCCAGTCGTCTTTCCTTCGAGGCACTTGTGGCAGTCCCCGCAGTCCTCGTCCGTCAGTTGCTGCTGCGCGGGTGGGTGGGCGTAGAGCGGCGCAAGCTCCGAAACGTCGGTGCACGTATCAATGGCGTTTGCGTGATGCAGCGTTCTGTACTTTGTGTTGAGCCACGCTACCGGTTGCTCCTGTGGCTCGACCTTCGGAAACGGCTCAATTTGGCAGTCAAATCCGCACCCATACTGTGGGTCGCCAACTCGTTTTGCTTCTATGCAGCCGTCTTTGCACGGGTGCTGCTCGGCCTTGCCTTCCAGAGAAAGCAGCAGGTCTTGCAGTTGCAGGCTTTCGCCGTAATTCAACGGCGTTCCTTGATCCAGCTTGTGGCGAACGGTTCGCATCCAGTTTTGATCGGCCTTGCCTTCCGGCTTGTCTGCCCTGATGCAATCCGGGTGATGGTCGCGCCATGTGCAATGGCCGTCGCAGAACTGGTCTTCCGGCTTGTCCGATGGCTGTGCGGTGGGCGGTATCGGCAAGCCGTCATCCAGCCGCTCCAAATACTCGCGCCCATCTTCTGCCCACTGACACCCGACTGAATCGCTCCAAGATTTCAGCAGCGTTATCTCGCCGTGCGGATTGTGCTGATACAGTTCGCGGATGAAAGCGGCGGTGTCCTTGCCGGGGCGCTTGATGAACGGCGACGCGCCGGGATTGCGCACGATGCAAACCTTCAATCCGGGCAGGTCATCCCGCTCCTGCGCATCCTGCGGGGCGGCGAGGGCGTCTTTTCGCGGCGTATCAGGGGGAAGTCCCTTGCCCGCGCGATAGCCTGCCCACCATGCCTCTTTCGTCGTGAGGTCACCCTCCCGCTCGTCAGGCTGCGCTGTCGCTGCTGTCTTCGGAACGTAGTCCTCTGCAATGCTCTTTTGCAGGACTTGTGTGTATGGGTTTGCCTGCCAAACATCGAAGCTCGGCGTTGTTGTCGCCCTGTAGTGGGCAAGCATCATGCACAGGTTAGCCACATCCACCGGATCACCTTTCTGCACATGCTCATGGAACAGCTTCTGGAGGTATTCCACCGAACACTGGCTCGGGTCGTTCCACCCTCCACGGCCTTTGACCTCGCGGCTATGGCGCAGCTTCTCCTTCATCATCTGCGCGAAGCAATCCACGGCGTAATCGTCGTAGTGCTGCTCTTTCGCTGTCGCTGCTGGTGCGGCGGCGATCATCCTGCGGTAGGACTCAGCGAAAGATGAGCCGAAGGCATTCGGCCTGTTCCAATAAAATCTTGAGTTCGACCCAGCATCAACGAATGCTTCAATCATTGCATCGGTCGGCTCCACCGGCACCACTACTGTTTTCTTGTTCATTGCTGTTGTCCCTTCATGCCACTCTCTGTGTGCCTCATGGTCATAAAAGTGGCTGTTCATGGTGTCATCATCGCTGTACTCGCCTTCACCCGGATAGCCGCTCATTGTTGTGCCTCCAGCGCAGCTTCAAGCTCCTTGATTCTGGCAAGAGCCTCCTCCAGTCGGAACGTAATCTGCACCGGGGCGCACGGTTCCCATTCGCCATCAGGCCGAGTACGGCAGCAAAGAATCCCATTGATAATCTTTTCTTCGTAGAACATGGTTATCCCTTCAGCTCTCCTTGAGCAGATGCGAGACGCTGGTGCTTGCCCCATTCCTCTATTTGTTCCGGCGTCATTTCATTCGGGCAGAACTCCAACATCAAGCGGTCAATTTCAGCTTGCTTGGCAGCGTTCTGCTTCTCCAGTTCAGCGTTCTGGTGCTCAAGGCCAAGAGCCGACGCCGACAGCCGGTCAACCTTTTCCGTTGCTTCTGCCAGTGCTACGGACAGCCCATTGCTCCGCTTCTCCAGTTCCTTGATCCGCTCGATCAGCGGAGCCTGTGCAGCGAGGGCGTAGGAGCGAAGCGTTTCAGCGTCGTAAATGTCGTCAGGTACGCACTCAGCAGCCTTGTCCACGCCGTCCTGCCAGCCGTACTCGGCGGCTTCATAGCGGTCGTGAATGCCGCGATCTTCAACGCCACATCCAAGCGCATGCGAGTTAAGTTCCGGCCAGATGATTTCCAGCGGTTCCGGCAATTCCGGCAGCTCCGCGATGCGCTGTGCCAGTTGGTCGGAGTTAGCCATTGCTGCCGCCTTTCTTCAACTGAGCCAACTGCACCCGGCCAAGCATTCGTTGAATATCAGAAGCCAGTGCGTCGCAGTCCCGTTCACGAAGTTCATCTGCGCACATTGCGAGCAAGGCTAAATCCGCATCGACCAGTGCCGGCTCCTGCTTGGCTAGCTGGAGGGATGGCCGGATTTCGCATGCAAGCCCATTTCCATCCTCGCCGCATCCTGGGGCCGGCTTCTCGCAAACACATTTGCCCCCGCCTTTCTGCGCGAGTGCGGCGTCAGGAGCAGCAGGCAAGGGCATCCAGTGGGTAATGTCGTCAAGGTCTCCTATGCGGCCTTGATAGGCTTCCATGTACCCGCCATGCTCGTTGCTTGTGTACTGTCCTTCGGTGACGGTGTAGAACTCGTGCTTGCTCGTGCCTTCGTCTTGTTCCACATATCGAAGCGACCGCACGGCAACCAGAACAACCACACCATGCTCTGGCTTCTGCTTATTCACGCTGATCCACGCATCCTTCCCGCTTGCGCAGGGGTGGGTGTAGAGGGGAATGGCACCTTCTCGATACGGATCGTCCTTATGCCTCAGCTCCTTTCCGTCGCTGCGCATCCACGCCACCGGCTCCTGCGAGAGATGGGAGAGGGCGGCGAGGGCTTCGAATGCTTCGTGTGCGCGCCTGAAGTCGCCCATCGTCACGCGAGGCGTAATCGTGTTGCGGTCCAAGAACGCTTGGAACTCAGGATCGGTTTGCGGTCGGACTTCCGGCTTATATGCCTCCGCGAACGGCTTCAATGCCGCAATTGCCTTGCTCAGTGCTTCGTTCATGCTTGCTCCTTGATTCCGCAGATGCTGGCGTTGGGTGTCGGTTAGCATGGTTGACTCTTGTGTGCGTCGCGCATGTGATCTGCAAGTCCGACGGATTTCACCTTGCGATTGCACTTCGGGCATTTCACCTTCGGCACAGGCAGGCTTTCGCGTGCGAATCGAACTTCATGCTTGGCGCAGCTATCGCAGCAACGCGGGTATCCGACCGCATCGCCCAGATATTCCCCGCACTGTTCGCACAATTCGCCGTCCAGCATCATGTCTGCAATGTCGCCCATCACTTAATCTCCAAACGCTTGGCCTGCACGAGCATTGCTCCCGGCACTTCCTTGCCTGCCTGGATCGCTTCCTTGATCGCGGTTTTGTCGATCTGCGGAGGCGGCGGCTCCGGCTGTTTCATAAACTCGGCCGGTATCAGCTTCTCCTCGAAAATGTCCACGCTCGGCGGGTTGCTCTTGATCGACAGCCGGAAGTGCGGGCAATCGATCTTCGACACGCCTGCAACCTCCATGCACGTCTGCAGATACGTCTTGATGTGCAGTGCGCGGTTCTCAATAGCCTTGCGCCGTGCTGCCATTTCCTGTTCGGCGGCCTTGATCGCTGCTGCGGTCGCTTCCAGGTTCTTGATGGCATACGCAACGTTTTGCGCCTTCACTTCGAGGGGGTGGGATTCCGCCTCAATCGTGTCGGCAATCGTCTGGCTATCGTTATCTGTCGCCATCAGAGCTTCCACCATGCGGCGGTGCTCTGCGGCGATGACGTACAGGGAGAGTGCAGTCATGTCTGGCTCCGATCAGAAGGGAATGTCGTCCGAAACGAAGTTGTCCGGCGTCGAATACTGTTGATCGCCAGCCGGGGCGGGACGCGCACCCTTCAATCGCTTCACAGGCACCAGGCTTGCAACCATCTTTGCCAGCGCTTCCGGTTCGCGCTTTTCCAGTATCTCTACTGCTGTCTGTTCGGTCTGCGGGTCGAAGAAGCCAGCAAATACCGGGCGCTCGCCAGTAGAGCCGTCTTTCTTCTCGTACTCTTCCATCTGGAGCAGGACGCCGACAGGCTTGTTCATCAAGGCCGGATAGATTTCCGCCTTACGCTTGACGACCTGCTTCGCAACGGTGTCGTACTCTTCGACTTCGCCGGCCTTGCTGTCGATGGTCTTGACGCGCAGGCAGGTCATGAGCGCCATGAGCTGCTTGAACCCGTAGATTTGCTTGCCATCTTTGTTGATCGTCCAGACGGAGAGGTAATCTGCACTCTGGCCGTGGTTCGATTCGAAGCTGAATTCAATGCCTTCGGTGCCCTGGTTGCTGACGACCTTCTTTGCCTTGGTGAACTGGCCGATGTACTTGCCGGTTTCCTGAATGCGACCGCCGCCGTTGTCTGCTTGCTTTGCTGCGTCAGTGTCGAGGTTGTAGGTGCTCATTGCTCTGTTGCTCCTGTGAGTTCGTAGTAGGAAGAAATTGCCGCGTCAACGGCTGCGAGGTCATTCGGGATGCGCTCCGAATCAAACAGGCCAATCGGGGCTTTCACCGTGTCATGGCCGCTATTCTTGGTGCTGAAGAAGTAGTCCTTGTCAGTGACCACAGTTCGCAGGACGATTGTGAAAAGGCCTTCCGGGGTGATCTTCTCGTCCAGCATCTTTCCGATGGTCTTGATCTTGGTGTTGCCTTGGTCGTCCGTAGCTGTATGGCTCATCAGGTACACGCGCACATCGTCCGGCAGGGAGTTGGCCGCGTTGAAGACTTCCCATGCGTGTTTTGCAATCTCGGTGAACTTGTCGTAGCCGCGCTCGTCAGAGCGGCGCATGAACTCGTTTGCCAGGACATACTGAAAATCGTCAATCACGATCACCTTGCGCTTGGTCTTGCGCATCAGGGCGCCGATTACCTGCCAATCGTCAGAGACGAAGACGTTGCCGGTCTTGTTGGATTCCGGATGGAAGTACGACCATCCCTTAGAACGGAAGGGGAGTGGCTTCTTGACTACTTGAATCAGCAAGGTGTTTGCCGGGTCCAGGTTGCGCATCGAGGCGGATTTGCCCGTTCCCGATTCGCCTAGTATCACTGTGCTTATGCTCATTTGCTCTCTCGCTCTGTTTAAGGTTTCGCTCGAATTGCTCTTGTCGTTCTCGTTTATCCTGCTGCTCACAGAATTCGGTAAAACTGCGCTTGGCTCCGCTCATATTTGCCTCAGTTCGCTGGAGAGCAGCGCCTGACGCCCCTGCAAGATCCGCTCAACGTGCCTGTCGTTCTCGCGCTGCTGCTGGATGTGCTTGAGCGTGTAGCCGATGTGGGCGAGCTGGCGACGCAGCCACCACTTGCGCATGCATCGCGTCACAATGGCCGGCCAGTAGGCGAGGAGGCGAGCGGTCGTCATGCAATCACCATCACATCGACGCAGACAACCTCCTCGTCGTCGCAGTACAGTTCCTCGAAAGACTCCTGGATGTACTTGACGCTGATGCCGATGGCGTCGGTGATTTCGATGAAGCCTGCCTTCTTGATCTTTACGATTGCGGTGATCATCTCTTCCTCCTTGTTGTTCGGATTGGCTGCTCGGGAGACTCTTAAAAATCCGGCCGCATTTCTCGGCGCATCTCGTCGCGGATGTCGCGCCAATACTCCGAAGCTTCTTCGCGATCTTCTGCCTTGCGCTGCTCCCAGCTCGGCAGGTTCTCGTCGCAGTAATTCTTGGCTTCGCGCAGTTGCGCGGCCGTGAACATCGTGGAGAGGTCAACCTGCGTCTTGTGCAGGGCGATGCTGATGATTTCGTAGCCGTCGGGCGTCAGTTCGCCGTAGAGGTCAAGGCACACGTCGCCGACGAAATACTCAGCGAGGTAGCTGGCTGACGAATCAACGGTCGGCTGGCCGAACTCGATTGCGTGAACGTCGATGCGCTCTGCGACTGTGTTCATTCCCCATCTCCCCTTCGTTGCTGGTGGTAACGATTGCTTAAGGAGAAGTATAGGAATACCGATATGGAGTGTCAATAGGAATTCCGATAAAAGTGCAAAAATATTGGAATTTATCGGAAGGGCGAAAAAAATCCCGCCGAAGCGGGATTCAGGGAGGGATGTCGCAGTTATGCAAAAATAAGGCCGCTATCTACCTGACCAACGAGCGTTAAAAGCTGCTCGGCGTCACTACCGACGGTGTCCGTCAGGGTTGTGAGTTTAGAGGGCGTCGCTTCAAGGTTTTGCGCGGTGAGATAGCCAGTGCTGAAGATCGCCCAGTCCACACGGTTCTGGAAGAAGTCTTTCCCATCGACGCCGTCCGCGACACCCAGTGCTGCAGTCGTCATGTCAATGACGAGCTGCCCTCTGGATTTTTTCGCAAGTTCGCCCGCCCAGTAGGCGAGGCCGTCAGTATCGGGGGCCTTATTAAAAACATTTTGATAGATGGCTGTAACAAAAGCATTTGCCGATTGCGTCGTCGGGTATATCGCTTTAACAATGTCGAGTGAAAAGATCGTGTCAGCGACCGCCTGGAGACCGTGTGCTGCCTTTTGTTGTGCCCAGTAGTTGTAGCCATCCTTCTCCGGCGCTCTGCGGAAGGCCGCGATGTAAATCTGTACAAGCTCGGCATCGATTCCGCCGTAGATTTGGAGGTCTGAGGCTTTTGCTGCTGCATCACTAAACCGAAGGGTCTCAATGTCTCGGCATATCGCCATGTTGCCGGCCGGATCTTTGATTAAGAAGCTATTGCCGCGCAGTTTCGCAAATTTTGTGTGCGCCGCCTGCAGATTGACCCACAACGTGTCGTTTCCCTCCCCGCCGTGGAAAGTGTCCAGGCCAGCTATATTGACAAAAGTGTCATCCCCGGCGCCTCCATACACGATGTCAGAGCCGCCGTTAGGCGATAGCCAGTTAGCGTGTGAGCTGCCGGTGATGATGTCGTCGTAATCTGATCCAGAGGCGTTCTCGTAGTCACCGGCCAACCAATAGAAAGTTGTCGGACTTGGTGAGGTTGCCTCGGCAAGAAGCATCGCCACGCCAGCTTTGGTATCAACTAGATCGGATACGGCCGCGTCCGGCAGGACAAGCACCCAACCCTGATTGGTGCCAGAAACATCGATAGTGTCGTTCCCGCTTGCATCCCAACGGGTTTCATACATGCCGTGTATTGATAGCTCGTGCGTCGAGTTCCCGGCATTGGTCTGCATATTCTTTCCGTACAGGTATTGCAAGGCAATGACGTCCATTAGCATTGGCGTGGCTGGATCCCAGCTAATAGAGTTGTAGTTGTAGTCATCCTCGTACGACATGATTGTGAACCAATCATGGTCCATATAGGAGAGGCCAATATCGCTAAGAGTTGGCCGCCCAGTGCCACCGTCATCGTGAGGATGCTTTAGGCCGAGCGCGTGACCGATTTCGTGTAGGAACAGAAAATACCCGGCTGAGCCTGGTTCGTAGCTCGGCAAGTAATTGGCCTGACTATTTACATTCAGGAAGACGTCGCCAGGAGCGCCGGCATAGTAGTGCTCGTTATAGTCGGCGCCAGGGAAGACGGCTCTGCCCCACATCGAGCTGGAGGGGAAGATAAGTGCTGCGCCGCTAAGAGAGATCGTGACATCGGAATATGGCGCCGCCCAAATGGGGGAGCTATATGCACCGGTGTAAACAAAGTTCACGTTCGCATAGTAAGAGACCGAGTCGAAGATAAGCGACATTTGGCTGGCAACGGCTCCTGGGCTTATCCAATACTCCCCGAGAAGCCCATTTGAAACGCTCCACCGTATTGTCCTGCTCGAATCTACGGCCCAATAGTAGCCGTGCGTGGCGGCGTCAATGAGAGGGTCGCCGGTCAGCGCGAAGGGGAAGGATGACGGAGTTGCCATGTTGCACCTAGGAAATGACTTGGAGCCGCAATTGAACCGTAAACCTATTGCTGCGCCAACCCATATCTATGGGGCTACTCCTTCCCCAATCGGATCAGCACGCCATCCCGGCCATACCGACGCAGCAGCTCATCTATCAGCTCGCCGTCCGAGTAGTCCTTTAGGTCGCGCCTAGTCGCTAAGCTCTGCTCCAGTCGCGAGACGATCTCGGCATTCAAAGAACGCGGGATCTTCCTGGCTGCCTTTTCAAGTGACGACTTCAAATCAGGTTGCATCCGCAGCCCAAAAGGTGCGATGTTTTGTAGTTTTTGCTTTGCCATGCGGCAAGGGTATGTACTCCCTCGTCGCAAAAGTGGCTACAGATTTGTAACTACTTGCGGCTGAAAATTGCTTTAGATCATGGTGTCGCAAGATGGTGATCGAACAGGGGTATACGCCAATTCTTCTTTGCAATATACTGGTTTTATATACAGTAAATTCTGCTCTCCGCTTGGCCTCTGAATGCTCCAGAACCGCAGAAACAACTGGTTGCACTTCCTTGGTGCAACCAATTTCCTATAGGTGTAGTCTTAACCTTACGGCGTGGAGGGGATATGTATAGACAGCTAGATAAGTTTGTCGAGGTCCTGCGGGCGGCGCATCCGTACCTTGAAATTGAAGACAGGAATGCCCTCGCTGAGTTGGCGATCCTTTGGGCGAATCGCGCTATAGAGAAAGCCGGTAAGGTTACTCCGAATCCCGGTCAGTCCCTGATTGATTCGCGCCAATCCTCGCCAGGTCGATGACTTTCTTACGCCACTCGGGATTTGATTGGCCGTACAAGGCAATCAGCTCGGCAAGCTCGATAGTGAGGGCAATGCCATTCTCGGGGAGGTGGCTGGCGTCATGTGGATGGATATGGCCCACTTCTGAGAATTTCCTCGGGCCTTTCCCTGTTTCAAGCCAAAGCGGACTTACTCCCAGCGCCGCCGCCATGCTCGCGACGTAACCGGTCCCGGCACTCTCGCCGTTCTCCAGTTCTGACAGGGTTGACTGCTTAATTCCAACTTTAGCCGCCAACTGCTGCTGTGTCAGGCCAGCATCCTTCCGCGCTTCACGAACGCGCTTACCGATAGACATATCGGAATTCTGATGTAGAAAAACATCGGAGTTCCGATTGACTTTAAACATCGGAACTCCTATATTATTGCCTATGGACATTGCAAATCTTATTCATCGTCTGCAGGAAAAGGGGTTGACCCAAACGGCAATCGCTGAAGAGGTCGGGTGCGGTCAATCGACGATCAGTGAGATGGCAAGCGGGAAGATCGGGACCGTCAGGCCGTCTTATCGCGTCGTCGATGGGCTGCTCAGGCTCGCAGAACGTAACGGGTTGAGGTCAGCGCAAAAGGACGGATCTCCGCGCCGCCGCCGTACAGATAAACCAGTGTAGACCCCAGCCTTGCCGGTGGACTTCGGTTCACCGGCTTTTTTTGCGGCTCGTTTTAGTTCTTTGACTTTGCGCAAATTGAGGATGGTCATAGTTTTTGTCGGTTTTAGTTGATCGTTGAGAAAAGAATAGTTCAAGGGAGAGAAAACATGTTGTGGAATAGCTCACAAGAATCTTGGAGGCAGTTCGCAATCCGCTGCTTCAAGCAATCCATCGGCGACCAGGATCTGAACCATGAGGCCGCCGTTGATAACTTCGTGCAGATCCACAACGGGCAGGGCGCACAGGCGAAGACTGGCCTGCACTTCAATCCCGCAAGCGTTACCGAGGCTAACCGCCTGAAGGCAAATAACGCGACGTTCTGGCGTTACGTCGAGCGCGACGAGTTCTTCGAGATGCTGCCGTATGTGCTGGCATCCATGACGGAAGAAGCAAAGCTGGCCTTTGCATCTCAGTATCTCGCGCCTGCCGGCCTTGCTGTCCGCTTGATGGACAAAGACGAGACCGACGAATTCAACTTTGAGCATGTCGCAGAGACGCAAGACGCTGGCTGCGAGGCTTTGACCAAGGCGACCAAGGCCGCCATCCATTCCACGCCCGAGAACTTGGCTGCCGCAGAAATGGCCGTTGACCGCGCCATTGAGAAGTTCAAGCGCACCCGCGCAATCATCGCCGCTGTTCGCAACGCAGGTAAGAAGACTGGCGCCGCGATCGGCAAGCTTATCCACCGCAAAGACAAGGTGACGCAATGAACTACACCAACACCCAATCCCTGCCTTACCGCATCGCAAAGCTGCTCTATACAGAAGGCCCGATGCCGTCCGAAGGAATCATTGCGCTCCTGCCCGCTGATCCTGAGCGCTCTGTTCGCTCCACCATCGGCCGTATGTGCTTCGAAGCCGATCTGGAGAACAGCAAGGGGATGATCCAAATCCGCGCCCACCTGCGCCGCCACTTCGCGGAGAAGTTCGGCGACAAGTCCAAGGTTGCTGAGCCGCGTGCCTCGATCCCGTTCCGTCCGCTCCAGTCTCTGCCGTGGGCGCAGCACAAAGACCGCCTGCGCGAGATTTCCTTTATCGGCCTGGGCGGGGTGGCATAGCCATGAAGCACGTCTTCCGCCTCGCTCATCAGGTAGCCCGCCAACGAGCCGTTCAGGCCGTCCAAAACGCGCCCGAAGGGTTTGTGGTGGAAGTCAAGGAGCCGACGCGCTCCCTCGATCAGAACGCGCTCATGTGGCCGCTGCTGCAGGAACTGTCCCGCCAAGTCAACTGGTACGGCCAGCACCTGAGCGACGAGGAGTGGAAGGACGTTCTGTCGGCATCCCTGAAGAAGCAAAAGGTTGTGCCGGGGATCGATGGCGGGTTCGTGGTTTGTGGGCAGCGCACTAGCAAGATGACCAAGGCGGAGTTCTCCGACTTGATCGAGCTCATCTACGCCTTCGGTGCGCAGCATGGGGTGAACTTCAACGAAGTGAGGGCAGCATGACCGTCGCAGACACCAGCATTCAGGCATATGCCGATCTGAAAGACACGGGCGCTCTCGGCCGTCAGCAGACGCTGATCCTGGCAGCAGTGATCCCCGGCGCCCGTTACACCCGTTCCGAGCTGGCAGACATTACCGGCCTGCCGATCAATGCGGTGTGCGGCCGTATCAATGAGCTGGTGAAGGCTGGCCGCCTGGAAGACGGATCGCCGCGCCAGTGCCGCATCACCAAGCACACGGCAAAGACCGTGCGCCGGCCGGAAGTGGACGGAGCCTAAGGCATGTGGAGCAAGAACAAGAAGGCGCCGACCAAGGACGAGAAGCAGCACATCGAGGCGGTGAAGTCCCTCCCGTGCTCGGTGTGCGATGAATCCGGGCCGAGCGAGTGCCACGAGGTAAAGCAAGGGCAGTGGTTCACATCGATTGCGCTTTGCCCTGACTGCCACCGTGGAAGCGTGAATGGCCTGCATGGGCAGCGGCGCCTCTGGAGCGTGTTGAAAATGGACGAAATCGACGCCCTCGCGGTGACGATTCAGCGGCTGATGGTGGGAGCGTAGGAATGGATTGGTTCCGCATGTATCAGGAGTTCGCGTCAGATCCGAAGGTGCAGAGCATGCCCGAGGCTATGCAGCGCCGTTTGGTCATGCTTCTTTGCCTGCGGTGCAGTAACGCCCTTGTAACGTTACAGGATGACGAGATTGCGTTTGCCCTGCGTATCAGCGAAGAGGAACTGGCCGCCACCAAGGCACTGTTTCAGCGCAAAGGGTTCATCGATGAGGGGTGGGAAATCCTCAACTGGGACAAGCGCCAATTCGTCTCAGACTCAAGCGCAGAGCGGGTTGCAAGGCATCGGGCCAAGAAGAAAGAAGAGGCTCAACAGGCTTGTAACGTTACCGTAACGCCCCCAGAACAGAACAGAACAGAAACAGAACAGAACAAAGAAACCCCTCCCGCGCCGCAAAGCGTCGCTCGTGCTGCCCCTGGTGGATTCGAGAAGTTCTGGGCTGCTTACCCCCGCAAGGTCAGCAAGGGAGATGCCGAGAGGGCGTTCAAGAAGCTCAAGCCTGATGCCGACCTGCTGGAGACGATCCTGAAAGCCGTGGAAGCCCAGAAGGGCGGCGAGGCGTGGTGCAAGGACGGCGGGCAGTACATCCCGCATCCGGCAACGTGGCTCAACGGCAAGCGGTGGGATGACGAGGTTGTGCCGTACAAGCCGGTCAACCCGAAGCAGTCGGCTGGCTCCTGGTGGCTGACCGAGGAAACGAAGCTGGCCAAGGCTCGGGAGGTTGGAGTCGGCCCGGCGCTCCCGGGTGAATCGGCGCAGTCGTGGGAAGGCCGCATCCGAGCTGCAATCGACAACGGCGGCAAACCTCCCGCAGCTCGCGCCAGTCCTGCCGTGACGATTTCGAGCGGTCCGACAAAGGTAGAGGTAACGGTAGACAAATCGCCGGAAGCTGCGGCAGCAAGAAGCGCGGCGCTTAAGGCGGCATTGAGGAAGGAGGCGGCATGAACGAAGTAACTAAACCTGTCCTACGGTACCACGGTGGCAAGTTTCGCCTTGCACAGTGGGTTATGTCGTTTTTTCCGGAGCACACCTGCTATGTGGAGCCGTTTGGGGGCGCTGCTGGGGTTCTTCTCCAAAAAGAGCGCGTCTATGCTGAGGTCTACAACGATCTCGATCGCTGCGTCGTGAACTTTTTTAATGTGATTCGGGATCCGGAAACTCGAGCTAGGCTGATTGATGCAGTCGTGCATACGCCTTATGCCCGCGAGGAGTTCGACGGGGCTTGGGATCCTACCGACGACGCGATCGAGGAGGCTCGTCGTTTGGCAATCAGAGCTCAAATGGGTTTTGGTTCGGCCGGAGCAACAAAGGGGACTACCGGATTCCGTATTGACACCAAGCGCGAGTATGGAACGGCACAGCACTTGTGGGCGCTTTACCCGGAGTCGATCGCAATCGCTGGCCAGAGGTTTTCCGGCGTGTTGATAGAAAACCGCCCGGCGATCGAGGTTATGAAACAACACGACGGCCCGCAAACTCTGCATTTCGTGGATCCGCCTTACATGCTTGGAACGCGCGTCCTCCAATCTAACGGTCGCGGCTATTACAAGCACGAGATGACGGATGACGATCATGCCGAGCTTTTGGAGGCTTTGCTCGAGCTGGAAGGCTACGTGGTGTTGTCTGGCTATCCGTCAGAGCTTTACAACAGCAAGCTTCAGGAATGGGCTCAATATCAGACGAAGGCGAGGATTAGCGCCGGCCGAGGTACCGCTTTGAGAACTGAGGTCGTATGGATCAATCCGGCTTGTAGTGCCGCGCTCGAGCTGGAAGAGCGGCAGCAAAGGATGTTCGCATGAAAGCCCAACCCGGCCACCTGGCCCACTCAACCCTGAACCTCAAGCAGACACAGAAGGTTCGCAAGGAGTTGAGCAAGGCAACGACAGCGCACTACGCGCTGAAGAAGATCCAACCTGTATTGGAGTGGAGGCGGAAATGAGCGAGGAATACTTTTTCGAGGTGGGGCTGGCGGTAGTCGTGCTGGCTGCGGTTGGTCTGTCGAGCATTGTGGTTTGGGCTTGGTGGGGATGAAAGACCGGTTCCAGTGCGAGGTTCGATTTCTGCTCTCGATCTCGGCTGACAAATCCAGGGTAGCCAGCTACTTGGAGATAGTCGAGAAGCGGCGTGGCAGGCCGGAGGCAGAACGACTCCGAGCAGCGGCGAAAGAGCAGTGGTTAGCGGGAAACCGTGGCAAATGGGGAGACTGGCGTGATGACGAAAGAACAGCAGGAAGCGGCGCTGAAGCTTGCGAACTGGCTGCTTAACCCGGAAGGCGGCGGGTTCGCGGTTGGGCCGTGGGAGCGGGACATGGCGCGGATTGTGGTGGGATTGCCGCCTGTGGAGTGTGTGAACGTGAAAGGGGATGTGATGGACGAAAAGAGGCTGACAAAGTATGGGCGCGTGACCATTGAAGGCGGCCAGATCACGGTCGAGGACTTTGGTGGCGCAAATACTACATGCCGTGACGTGGCAATCATGGCCGCTGCTTGGGCAATTGGCGAACTTCAGCGCGAAATGCTCAAGACGATTGAGCGTCCGGGCGGCGGCAACATCGTCGTCGGATAACCGCAGCACAGTGAAAGGGGATGGGGATGAAACGAGGTTTTACTTTGATTGAACTGATGATCGTGATTGCCATCGTGGGAATCTTTATCAGTGCTGCGACCGCCGTTGGCGGTGGCTTGGCGGGCAATTCGAGTGTGTCCTTTGGCTTCAACGGCATGACGGAAGTGCGCTGCATCGACGGTTACAAGTTTGTCATCGGCGCGGAAGGTCAGGCTCGGCAAGTTCTGGACGAGTTCGGCAAAGGGGCTAAGTGCAAATGAGCAAAAGCCAGCTAGAAGAACAGTTCGCCCTGCAGATCAAGGCAGTCGGCCTGCCGGAGCCAGTGCGGGAGTTCAAGTTCCATCCCGAGCGCCGCTGGAAACTGGATTTCGCTTTCGTAGACCTCAAGCTGGCCGTGGAAATCGAGGGCGGAATCTGGAACGGCGGCAGGCACACGACCGGCGCCGGCTTCATCAAGGACTGCGAGAAGTACAACGAACTGGCATTGATGGGCTGGCGGCTGCTGAGATACCACGGCGGTGCGGTCAGGGACGGATCGGCAATCAGGCAGGTTGAAGTCGCAATCAGGTTATTGGAGAAATTCGGACATGGCAGCAAGTAAAAAGCCGCGCAAGAAGTACAAGCCCCGCTTTGCGCCGGCAATCCCCATCGTCTTCGGACTGGCAAGCGAGAAGAAGACCGATCTGCGCTTGCCGTATCACTTGAGCCTGGAGGCGCTGAGAACCGGCCATGGCACCGCCGACGACGCGCACACGATCCTTTCGAGCCTGCTTGTGGCTCGGGAACTGGCGGCCAAGTTCAACGGGGCTGATCTGAACGACGCTTTGGAAGCTATCGCAGCCGTCAAGGAGCGGGGCGACGCCGGGAGATGGGGAGTATCGGGCGACCAGTTCAAGGCTATTTCTGCTGCTCTCGTTCTATTTGACGAAATGCAGGACGCATCCACCCGGCGCGAAGTTCGGGGGGCTATTCAGAAGGTTTGGAGGGAGGCGGCGTGATGTTTGGGGATGTTGAGCAAAAAATAGAGCGCAGAGACCACTACGACGAAGGGGCGGCTGCTTATAAGGCTGGCAAGGAGTGGTGGGAAAACCCACATGTCGGCCCTACGGGCTCAAAGACGGCGACGCAAGCGTGGCTCGCGGGCTGGTGCTTTGCCAAGCAATGTGCAGAGAAGCAATGACCCGCACCAAATCTCTAGAAGCATGGTTCGCCGCCCTGACCGTGGGCGGGAGGATGAGCCCGGAGAGGAGCAGGGCGCTTCCAGCAAACCGGTATCAAGACCCATCAAAAACCGTCCGACTCGGACCGCGAAAGGAGGTGACAGTGGATCGAATGTCAGACAAAGAGCAGGCCGACACGCTCCTGTTGGAGTGGTTCCGGTGGGCGAAGCAATGGCGCCCGAACCTTGGAGCGCCCAGGATCGCCCCATATTGCCGCCAGTCGGAAAGCTCCAAGCAGTACGACGACGCGGCAGACCTGACGCATGACCGCGTGTACCAGAAGGAGATGGAGAACGTGGAGTGGTGCGTTGACGCTTTGGCAGTGCCCTTGCAACAGGCCATCGGGACAGAGATGCGCAATCGCGAGGTCAATGCCAAGGTGTGGCGCAATCCGGCAAACCGGAGCTATTCCGAGGCGCTGGAGGCGATTGTGCCTGTGATGAAGAAGCGTGGACTTTTTGACTAGGAGGTAGTGATGGCGCAGTTTAGAAAGAAACCGGTGGTAATCGATGCAGTGCAATATTCTCGTCGTTTTGGCTGGCCGGATTGGTTTCACGATGCCGTTTCACGCAATGACATCGTGGTTCATAGCACCGGCAAGTTTGCATCACCTGAAGAACCCTGCTACTGCGAGATCAAGACCTTGGAGGGGGTGATGCGCGCCGACGAAAACGACTGGATCATTCGCGGCGTAAAGGGCGAGATTTACCCATGCAAGCCCGACATCTTTGCGGCAACGTACGAGCCAGTCAATCCGTTGCGAGGGCTGCTCGAAACGCTTCCCAAGTCGGACGCGCCCCGCGTCGAAGGCTCGAAGAACACGATTGCCTAAAAAATGCTTGTAAACCGTTTTCCTTTGTGCAAGAATTTAGGTGTGGTGGGCAAGTCACGCCCCTACACTTTGAAAGCCCTGCCATAAACCGGTGGGGCTTTTTGCTTTCGGAGGTCGCCATGACGAACGAAGAAGTGCGCCGCAGCATGAGTTTCGGCATCGGCTCCCCGAAAGACCCCAAAGACATGCAGTTCAGCATCGTCCACAAGGACATCGACCTCCAGACATGGGAAAAGATCGTGCTGGAGCTGGTCGCGTGGCCGAGGGATGAACGAATCTCCTGAGGAAGTTAAAACCTCTTTGCCCGCCTAGCGCGGGCTTTTTTATTTCCCCCTTTGAAAAAAAATCAAAGGAAATCAATAGAAATCAAAGGAATCAACCGTGGCTAAAGGCGGAAAGCGTGAAGGCGCGGGCCGCAAGCCTGGTACGCCCAACAGACTGACTAAGGATGTGCGAGACGCCATCCTACAAGTGGCCGATGGGTTGGGTGGTGCCGATCAAATGCTGGAGTGGGCGAAGTCTGACCCGGTGAATGAGCGCATCTTCTGGTCGCAGATATTCCCGAAGCTTCTGCCCAAAGAAGTGAAGCAAGAGCTGACCGGGCCAGACGGCGGGCCACTTGAAACCGTTACTCGCGTCGAGCTGGTGCCGATGACAAAGCATGGCGACAGCAAGGATTGAGATCCCCGAGAAGCTGATCCCGATATTTGAGGGTGAGGCTGACGTAAGGGGGGCGTACGGCGGGCGAGGATCGGCCAAAACGCGCTCGTTCGCCAAGATGGCGGCGCTTCGCGGCTACATGTACGGAATGGCCGGCGTTACGGGCCAGATTCTGTGCGCTCGCCAGTTCATGAACTCGCTTGAGGATTCCTCGCTGGAGGAGTGCAAGCGGGCGATTGAGGACGAGCCGTTTCTTAGCGCCTGGTACGACATCGGCGACAAGTACATCAAGAGCAAGTGCGGGCGGATTCACTTCTCGTTCGCCGGCCTTGATCGGAACATCGCGAGCATCAAGTCCAAGGGCCGCATCCTGCTCTGCTGGGTGGATGAGGCTGAGCCGGTAACAGATGAGGCGTTTTCAGTCCTGATCCCAACGCTTCGCGAGGAGGGGGAGGGATGGAACGCTGAATTGTGGGTGACGTGGAACCCGAAGCGGAAGAAGGCTGCCGTTGAGAGCCGGTTCAGGCATTCGGGTGATCCGCGCATCAAGATAGTCGAGCTCAACTGGCGTGATAACCCGAGGTTCCCCGCAAAGCTTGAGCGTGACCGCCAGCGTGATTTGGCAGAGCGGCCAGACCAGTATGACCACATCTGGGAGGGCGCTTACCTGATGGTTGTTGAGGGGGCATATTTCGCCTCCCATCTGACCAAGGCGAAGGCGGAAGGGCGAATCGGCCGAGTTGCTGCTGACCCGAACCTGATGCTCCGCGTGTTCTGTGACTTGGGCGGCACTGGAGCGCGGGCGGACGCCTTCTCCATGTGGGTTGAGCAGTTCGTCGGTCGAGAGATCCGCGTTCTTGATCACTACACAGCGCAAGGACAGCCACTGGCGACACATCTGGAGTGGTTGCGCGAGCGTGGATATACGCCAGGAAAAGCCTCGATTTGGCTGCCTCACGACGGCGACACGCAGGACCGTGTGCACGACGTCTCATTTAAGTCCGGGTTTGAAGCCGCAGGCTACGCCGTTGAGGTGGTTCCGAACCAGGGCAAGGGCGCCGCCAAGATGCGAATTGAAGCCGGCCGCAGGTTGTTCCCGATGATGTGGTTCAACGAGGCCACCACAGAGGCTGGACGCGCTGCCCTCGGCTGGTATCACGAAAAGAGGGACGAGGAGCGCGGCATTGGCTTGGGCCCGGAACATGATTGGGCTAGCCATGACGCCGATTCATTCGGCCTTGGCTGCATCGTCTACGAGCAGCCGGCAACGAGCGGACCTCAGCCGATCAACTATCGAAGGAAATACCTAGCATGAACGAAATCGACGATCTGCCGCTTCCCGAGAAGCTGGAAAAGCTGCTGCGCATGGTGGTCATGGGCCGCACTGACGCTGCTGTAAAGCTGGCTGAAGTGCTGGCAAACGAGCTCAAGAAGCCGGAACCGAAAAAGGCCAAGTAATGGCAAAAATGGACGACATCCAGCTCCTTTCCTTGCTTCAAGCAAAGGAAGAGGAGGCCGCTGTTTTCGTGCACGGCACTCTTGCCGGTGAGCGCGAAAAGGCCATGCGTGAGTATTACCGCGAGCCGTACGGCAACGAGGAAGAGGGCTGGAGCACGATTGTCTCGTCCGACGTGCAGGACACGGTGGAATGGATTCTGCCGTCTCTGCTCAAGATTTTCACCAGCACTGATGAGGCGGTTTCGTTCGAGCCGACGCGCCAGGAAGATGTGAAGGGCGCCGAGCAGGCCACGGATGCCTGCAATTACGTGTTCTACAAGCAAAACAACGGCTTCCTGACGCTCTACACTGCGTTCAAGGACGCTCTGTGGGCGAAGAATTGCGCCGTCATGTGGCGCAAGCATGACGAGGAAATCCCGAAGACGGAAATGCTCAAGGGGCTGACCTTCGAGCAGATCGCTATGATTCAGCAGGAAAAGGGCGCGGAGATCGTCCAGGCTGGCGAGCCTTATCCGGCAGTCGGCCCTGATGGGCAGCCGATGCTGGATGAGATGATGCAGCCGGTCATGCTGGTGGATGTGCGCCTGAAGACCGTCGAAAAGCGCTCCATCGTCAAGGTCGAGGCATTCCCGCCGGAAGACCTGCTTGTTGAGCGCAATTGGACGAGCCCGCTGCTGCAAGAATGCCCGTACGTGGCCCGCCTGATGCGCGTCACGCTGTCCGACTTGCGCCAGATGGGTTATGACGTCGATGCTGACGACTTCGCATCCGGCGATGCCGCAGCAGAGACCAGCGCAGACGCAGAATACCGCGTGAATCGTAGCGGACAGGGCGATTTCAATGAGATCGAGCCCGACGACGAGAGTCAAACCGAGGGCTGGCTGCGCATCGAGTTTGTGCTGGTGGACTTCGACGGTGACGGCATTGCCGAGCGCCGCTGTATCTACCGACTGAAAGACAAGATCCTCAAGAACGAGGAAGTTTCGCATGTACCCATTGCGACCTCTTCCCCGATTCTGAACCCGCACCGCTGGGACGGCATGAGCATTGCCGAGGCGGTAAGCGATTTGCAGCAGCTCAAAACCGAGCTGACGCGCCAGATCCTGAACTCCCTGTACCTCGCGAACAATCCGCGAACCAAGGTGCTTACGGATGCCCAGTGGAGCCCGATGGCGAATCTGGATGATCTGCTGGACAGCCGCCCGGGTGGCTTGCTGCGCCAGCGTGATCCAAACGCGATTCAGGAGCATGTAACGCCTTGGGTGGGCGGCCAAGCCTTCCCGATGCTCGAGTACGTTGACGGCATGCGGGAAAACCGGACCGGCGTCACGCGTTACAACCAGGGCATCGACGCAAACAGCCTGAATAAGACGGCGAGCGGCATCAACCAGATCATGTCCGCGTCGCAGCAGCGCATCGAACTGATTGCCCGCATCTTCGCCGAAACGCTGGTTAAGCCGATCTTCCAGGGCATCCTGAAGCTGCTGACCGATGGCGGCATGGACAAGCTGGCCTTCCGCTTGCGCAATGAGTTCGTGGAGTACGACCCGAACGAATGGCGCGACTGGTACGACATGACGGTCAATGTCGGCCTCGGCACTGGCGACAAGAATCAGCAGTTGGCGCATCTGCAAATGATCTTCCAGAACCAGATGTCTCTGCTGCAGCTTGGCGTGGCGACACCCAAGCAGATCTACACGACCATGCAGAAGATCACCGAGAACGCCGGATTTAAGAACGTCGGCGACTTCTGGGTAGATCCTCAGGGCCCTGGGGCGAACCCGCAGGGCGCCCAGCTTCAGCAAGCGCAGCAGGCCATCGCACAACTACAGCAAAAGATCGCGCAGCTTGAGCAGGACAAGACAATCGACTTTAAGAAACTGGAGATCGATGGCTTCAACGCCGAGACCAACCGCCTGAAGGTGGTCGGCACCGGCATGCAGCCGGCCGAGGTCGCGGCGCTTGTGCAGCAGACCGTAATGCAGCTTCTGTCGTCCCCCGACGTCCTGCCGGGGCAGCAGATGCCGCCGCCGCAGCCGATGCAGCACCCACAACAACAACCGCCACAGGGCGGTTTTTTTACGCCTGAAGGAATGTAACCATGTCCCAATTCATCAAGACCGGCGACACACTGGTGGTTAACCTACAAGTCGGCGAGTCTCTCCGCGTCCGTGCCGTCACCGGCACTTATTCCGCTCGCATCATCGCAGGCGCGGCGTCGCTTCCTGTGTCGCTTGCAAGTGGCGCAACTGGCGCGGCTACGTATTCCGGCTATTCCAGCGCTGTGAAGATCGAAATCACGTCCGCTGGCTTGGTTGAGTACGACAGCGGCACTGCGCCTTCGCTGAGCAGTAGCGGGGCGGCAACGCCAATCATCCTCGCCCAATCCGGCGTAGCGTCGAGCGTGACGGGGACGACGAGCGAGACGACGCTGGCGAGCATCACCATTCCGGGCGGGATGATGGGGGCGAATGGAAGTTTGCGGATTACGCCATTTTTTTCGGTCACGAACAGTGCGAACAACAAGACGCTAAAGGTCAAGTTGGGATCAACAGCGTTCTCGTCCCTCGCGGTAACAACCAGCGCAACCACAACACTCCTTGTCGCTGTGAGGAATAGAGGGAGCGCATCATCTCAGATAGCTATGTCGTCTACTGGCGTCGGCATTAGCACCATCGCCCCTCAATCTGGCTCCGTTGATACGGCAGTTGACCAGGTGCTGACAATTACCGGTCAGCTCGCAAGCACTGGCGAAACGATCACCCTCGAAGGCTACACCGTAGAGGTCCTGCCAGCATGAAGCACATCGACCTGATCAAAGGCGCGAACGAGGCTGGCGAGCCGACCATTTCCCCCGCCGAGCCTTTCCCCGCTGACGCCATCGCCATTGTGTGCGACGGTAAGAGCTACATCGTTTATCAGCCGGGGGATGAGCTTCCGCCGCCTCCCGTAACCGAAACAACCGAAGCCGCCTAGAGCGGCTTTTTTTATGTCCGAACAACTGCACAAAGACGCGCAGCGGGGCCAAGAGGCCGCACAAGTGCTCGATAACCAGGCGTTTCAGCGCGCAATGGCCTCGCTGAAAGAGGAAATCACCAGGCAGTGGAAAGCGTGCCCGGTGCGCGACAAGGAAGGGCAGCTCTTGCTGCTCCAGCTGGCAAAGCTCACGGACAAGTTTGAAGGCATTTTGACCGGGATGGTGGAGACCGGGAAATTCGCGCAGCGCAAGCTCATTGACGATGAACTTCGCAATGAGAGCGCAGCGCGTCGAGCACTCCGCCGCATTCTTTAAGGAGTAACCCGCAATGACAGGTGTAGCGCAAGCAGCCGATAGCATTGAGGATCTGGCAGCGTTTCTTGGTGGGGAACCTGAAGAGGCCCACGACGACGAGGAACAAGCCGAGAGCCAGCCGGACGACGGTGTAGGCGACCAGCAGGACGACGCATCTGATGAATCATCCGAGAACGATCCTCAGGACGAAGACGAGGACAACCGTGAGGATGAGGAAAAGCCCGAAGATCAGACAAGCGAGCGGAAATTCAAAGTCCCAACCAAGGGCGAGGACGGGCAGGAGATCATAGAAGAAGTCTCCGAGCAAGAGCTTATCGCCGGGTTTCTCCGTCAGAAGGCGTTCACGCAGAAGACAATGGAGCTATCCGACCGCGAGCGTAAGGCGGCCGAGATCGTGCAACAAAAGGTCACGGAAGCCAGCCAATACGCGCTGCAGCAGGCCCAAATGGCAAGGGCGGCTGTGGTTCAACTCGCGGGACTGAAGTCGGAACAAGAACTTGCAGACCTTGCGCAATCCGATCCGCACGCGTGGATTCAGGAACAACAGCGCATGAAGCATATCGGCGCGCTCCTCCAGCAACTGGAGGGCACGATCACGGCCGAGCAACAGAAACTGCAAGAAGCGCACAAGCAGGCAGAGCGCGAGCAAATCGCGAAGGCATGGGAAGTCCTCACCGCAAAGGGGATTGATCAAGCCAAGCTCGGCGACATCTACGGCAAGGTGATGGAAGCCTACCAGGTGACGCCGGCGCAACTCGGAAAACTGCTGGAGCCGGGCCTTGCCCTGGCTCTGAAAGACGCGCTTGCCTACCGTGAACTGCAGGCCAAGAAGCCGCAGATCACGCAAAAGGTGAAGGAGGCAGAACGCCTCCCGACTCAGAAGAAGACATTGCCAGCGAACGAGCGGCAAAACCGCAGCCTGAACCAGAAATTCTCGTCAGGCCGCGCAAAGGTCAATGACCTGGCCGCATTCATTGCAAACAACAAATTGTAAGGAACTAGTATGGGACAGCCTACTAATCTGTTTGACCGTTACGACGTCAACAACTCCGTCCGCGAAGACCTGATCGACAAGATCTACAACGTCTCGCCCGAGCAAACTCCGGTGACCAAGGCCTTCGGCAAGGGCTCCGCAACCAACACCTACCACGAATGGCAGCGTGACTCCCTGGCATCGGCCAACAAGGATAACGCGCTGATCGACGGCGACGACTTTTCGGCCGAAGCCCTGACCGGCACCGAGCGCGTTGGTAATTACTGCCAAATCTTCAGCAAGCAGCCGGCCGTCTCCCGCCGTTCCAACCTGGTCAAGAAAGCCGGCATGAAAACTGCCATGGCTTACCAGAAGGCCAAGAAGATGATCGAGCTCCGCCGCGACATCGAGGCGATGGTTCTGTCGAACAACGCCGCTGTGGCTGGCAACTCCACCACTGCATCGAAGTCCGCAGGCCTGGGCGCGCTGATTTACTCGAACGTTTCGCACGGCGCTGGCGGTTCGACGACCGCTCACACTTCGGGCGCTCCGACGACCGCTCCGGTGGCCGGCACTGGCCGCGCTTTCACCGAAACGCTGCTGAAGAGCGTTGTCCAGTCGGCCTACACCAACTCCGGCGAAGTCCCGAGCATGGTTGTCATGTCGCCGTCGCACAAGTCCACCTTCTCGGGCTTCTCCGGTATCGCAGTGAACCGCTTCCAGGTGGGCAAGAAGGAGCAGGGCCGCATCATTGGGGGCGCTGATGTCTACATGTCCGACTTCGGCGAACTGGAAATTGTCCCGCACTACCTGATGGCGGGCGCGACTACCGTGTTCCTGCTGAACCCGGAGTACGGCGAGCTCGCGTTCCTCGATGGCTTCCGCACCGAGGACATCGGCAAATCCGGCGACAGCGAAAAGGCGCTGATCACCGCCGACGTGACCCTGGTGGTGACGGCCGAAAAGGCGATGGCAAAGATTGCCGACCTGACCGCTTAAACCCGGTCGCCTGTAGCAAACAAGGGCTGCCCTTCGGGGTGGCCCTTTTCTTTTGGGGCATCAGATGGAAAGCGGATATTCCGAAAATGTCACGCTGGACGAAGGCACAGACGTCCAGGGCGTCAGCACGAAGCTGCATTTCGAGGGCGACCAGCTCATCGTCCAAAAATCCTACGACTACGCTCCGATCATCGAGCAGTGCGCCGCAGAGCGCAATGCGACCGCTGGCGAGCGCTGGGGCGAGATGCGGAAGGTCGGAACCATCGGGCCGCTTGAGTACGCAAAGCTGCTGTCCATCAAAGATCCGGCAGAGCGCCGGAAGTGGATCCGCAACTTTTTCGCGCAAAACACCGCATTCGTCAGCTTTGATCGGTATCTGAAGAAATGACCATTTCGACCTATGCGGAGCTACAGACAGAGCTTATTTCGCTCTCACACCGGTCTGACCTTGCGACCATCCTGCCGACGCTGATTGGGCTGGCTGAAGCCGAGGTATTCCGCGAGCTTTCCCTGAGAGGCATCGAAACCAGCGCGACCGGGGCGACTTCGGGTGAAACCTTGGCGATTCCTGCGGATGCTGACTCCGTCCAGCGTATTGAGATCGAGTCTGGCGGCTACAAGTACACGCTGTCCTACACCTCTCCGAACGGAATCGAGACGCTGACCGGCTCAACTGACCGCCCGCAGCGATTTCTGTTCGAGAACGGCTCAATCCGCCTGATCCCGGCCCCTAATGGCTCCTACACCTACACGATTTTCTACGTGCCGAAGCTGACGGCACTGTCTGATTCCAACCCAACGAACTGGCTGCTGACCAATCACCACGACGTCTATGTGAAAGCAAGCCTGGTTCAGATCCACAAACACACACGCAACGCCGAGCAGGCGGCATTGGTCGGAAATGATCTTGTTACGGCACTTGGCTCGGTGCAGCGCTCGGATGAGCGCAAGCGCTTCCCGTCTACGGGGGGCATGCAAATCAAACCTCGCGGAGTTCGCTAAATGGCACTCGAAACCGG